CTAAATATATTACAAAGAATATTAAAATAATATGTCCAGTAAGAAACGTGTTAGATGTTTTAGTTTCATTTGATACAATTATTAATGCTCATCCTGATTCTAAGAATAACCAAATGGATGAACAAGTTTTAGCTCAATCATTTCCTGATAAACCATTAGCTGATTTGAGAGCTGATTTCTTGATGAGACATGACAAAGATGTTGCATTAAGTTTAAAGTTTATGAAGCATGCATTAATTCCAGAATATCGTCATCTATTTCACTTTGTAGATTATGATGATTTAATCACCAACCCAGAGAAGGAAATTAATAAAATATATGAATACTTGGAAATTGAGAAATACAATCATGAATATCAGAATATTGAAGATGTCTCAGGTATCTCCGAAAACAGTCTTACAGGCATTAAGAACCTACACAAAGTCAGACCAAAGTTAGAAAAGAAATCACGCAAACCAGAAGACGTGTTTTTGCCGGAAACAATACAGCGTTATTCAGGATTGGAATTTTGGCGTGGAACTAAATAGTTTACTTAATGAGTGGAACTTCCGCAAGTGTCGTGGCCCAGAGAACGCAACACCAGCAGAACTAGCAGAAGCATTTGCTTTCTTCTGTGAAAACTATGCCTATATTAAACACCCTAATCAGGGACGTATTGCCTTTACTTTGAGGGACGCGCAAAAAGAAACTGTTAAAGCTTGGTTAAGTGATAGATATACAATAGTATTAAAGGCACGTCAGATTGGATTCTCCACACTGGCTGCAGCGTATGCCTTCTGGATTACCTTCTTTTGGCCAGACAGATTCGTAGTTATGCTTTCAAAGACTGAACGTGAAGCTACAAAGCTTTTACAAAAGGCTAAGTATATTTATAAATTTATACCTGACTGGATGAGATTGTCTGGTCCTGAACTATTACAAAATAACGTTCTTAAGATGTCCTTTAGTAATGATTCCGTAATTGAATCAATGCCATCAGCTAACGAGCCTGCTAGAGGTGAATCAGTGTATCTGGCTATAATCGACGAGATGGCATTTTTGCCTAACCCTGAAGAAGCCTGGGCATCAATAGAGCCAATTGCAGACGTAGGTGGTCGTGTAATCTGTCTATCTACTGCCAAGGGTGAAGGTAATATATTCTTTAACTTGTGGCATGGTTCGCAAACTGGAACTAATCGTTTCCGTGGAATCTTCTTTCCATGGTCAGCGTCTGGTCGTGACCAAGCTTGGTATGACGCGCAAGCCGCAGAACTACCAATATGGCAGTTACACCAGGAATACCCATCTAATCCAGAAGAAGCATTCATTCGTTCTGGCAGACCAGTATTTGACATTGATGCTTTAAATAGATTTATTACAACAACCCCTAAGAAAGGTTTTAATAAAAAACTCTCTGATGTTCGAAATTCTTATATGTTTGAGTCCTCCGGTGGACCGCTCTCCGTATGGCAAACACCACAGGCAGGAGCTGTTTATGCTATTGGAGCTGACGTGGCCGAAGGATTGGCTAGGGGTGACTATTCTACCGCTCATGTTATTGATGCTAAGTCTGGTCTTATAGTTGCCCATTGGCATGGTCATATTGACCCAGACAAGTTTGGCGAAGAAGTTCTTTATGCATTGGGTTTCTTTTATAATGAAGCTTTAATAGGTGTTGAGTCTAATAACCACGGCTTAACAACTTTAACTGCTTTAAATAAAGCTAATTATATTAATCTTTATAGACAGCGTAGATTAAACCAACGCCACGCTGAAGCCACAGAGGCATTGGGTTGGCGCACAACAACATTAACTAAGCCTTTAGCTATAGACGAATTGAATGCCAATCTAAGAGATGGTGCATTAGACCTACGATGTGAATATACGATAGCTGAACTTAAGACCTTTGTCCGTGATGACAATGGCTCTACGCACGGCTCTCCACACGACGACAGAGTTATGAGTCTAGCTATTGCCAATCAGATGCTTAAGTATGTCTGGCTACCAGAGTATAAGCCTAAAACTGACTCTCCATGGGGAACCATGAACTACTTTGAAAAGAAATTACATAAGCCAATTAAGACTAAAGAGCGTTATTGGATAGGTGAATTCAATAGTTATTGATATAATGTAACGAGTGAACTATACTTATATAGGAGTTTTTTATGCACTGTTTGGATTGTTCCAAAGAAATTTCAGAAGAGAATGATATCAAACGTGGTATTTGCTTTAGCTGCCACATCAAAGGCATCAAGTTTGGGTTCAGGGGAGCAAGTTATGGCAAGTCTACATGGAATGATACAACCATTAGAGAGACTCAAAGAATGTATGAAGCAATGCCTAACGTTGAAAAAGTATCAAGTCGTAAAGAATTAATATAATGGAGTGGCTGGTACCAGTAGCTGTTGCTATTATAGGTGGACCAATGGTTGTATTAATACAATCGTTTAGAAAAGAAAGCAGTGAACAGCACGGCGTTCTAGCCGGCAAGATAGACAAGATTGCTGACAAACTAGACGGACATATTGATTGGCATCTAAAGGACAAAAGATGAAGAAAGAAATAAAATCATATCCTAAAATTAAAACAGGAAAAGTAACTAAAGGCAAAAAAATAGAAGTACCAGCAGTTAAAGCTGCTAAAAAAGAAGTAACTAAAGCAGAAAAAAGATTATCCACAGCTAAACAACGACTAGAAGTATTAAAGAAAGTAGGAAAAAAAGATGGCAAGTAAGAAACCAACATTAGGTAAAAAGGTAAACAGAGCTACAGAAGTAATGAATAGCCCAATGGGTAAAGCTTTTATGTCTGCTCAAGGTTCTGATTCTGGAAAAGCAATTGGAAAAGCAGCAGGTCAAAAGATGAACAGCGGTAAAGGCATCGTAGGTGAAGGCAAAGATGTTCTTAAGGCTGCTGGCAATAGCGTTAAACAGCAAGCAGAGTTTGTTGGAGCAGTAGGCAAAGGTGCAGCTAAAGGCGCTAAGGCAGTGGCTGGAGCAGCAGAAAAAGTTGCAGGCAAAGTTGCTAATATAACTGTTGGTGATATTTACTCTGCTCCAAAAGATGTTGTAAAGAATGCCGGTAAAGCAGTTGCTAAGGTTGGAAAAGTTCTTGCAACACCAGCAGCTGGCGGAATGATGAGAGCAAAAATGCCATCTAAACCAGCAGCAAAGAAGCCAGTAGACACAAGCAAGAAGGGTCCTGCAGCAGGTGGTAAGCCAGTAGACCGTCAGTACCAAGGTGGAAGTGGTTCAAGAAAGTATCCAACAAATATCCCTAAAGGTTACACTGTACTTACTTTGATGAGCAATCCTCCAAAATATAAGTTGGTTCCAAAAGCAGAAAAGAAAGCAAAAGGTAAATAATGCAAACTTATACATCAACACTAACAAGTGCTTCAGTTGAAAGAACTTTTGGAGTTGCAGACTATTCAGATGCTGTCATTAGAATTTCTGGCATATGGGACGGCAACATAGAATTCTACGCAACCAACACAGGAACAGCATATACCGCTATTGCAGTACAAGAGTTGGATAGCACAAACTGGACAACTGCAGTTACTTCAGAAGCTGGTTCAAGTCCATCGACTGAAGTATGGACTGCTAGAGTTCCAGTTGCAGGTTTAACTACTCTTGTTGTTAAATCAGCAGGTGGTTTTGTTGGTAGCGTAGCCATTGTTGTTACAGCAGTTTCAAATACCAATGCCAGGTAATCCTAAGTATCCTGCACTTCCTTCTACAACAACTAAGAATTATACTCCTAGAAAGAAGAAGAAAAATGGCGACAAAAAAAAGTAAGCCAGTATGGGAAAAGGCACGTCCTAAATCTTTAGGCGCGCCAAAAAAACTTACAGCTGCACAAAAAGCATCAGCAAAAGCTTCTGCTAAAGCTGCAGGTAGACCTTACCCAAATTTAGTTGATAATATGAAAGCTTCAAGGAAAAAGAAATAATGGCTAAGACTCCTGCATGGCAACGCAAAGAAGGTAAGAGTCCTACAGGTGGATTAAATGCTAAAGGCCGCGCATCAGCAAAAGCTCAAGGCATGAATCTAAAGCCACCAGTTACTGCTAAGCAGGCAGCTAAGTCACCAAAATCTGCAGCAAGAAGAAAATCATTTTGCGCTAGGATGGAAGGAAATCCAGGACCAATGAAAGATTCTAAAGGAAGACCAACACGTAAAGCGTTGGCATTAAAGAAGTGGGATTGTTAATGGCACGTCAAAGTAATTATGATAAGTTAGCTAACTATAGAAAAAAAATTGATTACTCTAGAAACTGGCGCAAGAATGAAAACTATGACAATCTTTGGCAAAGACTTATTAACCTTTATCGTGGTAGGCACTACCGTGGTTATTTACAAGGTGACAGACTTCTTGTTAACATTGCTTTCTCAACCATCAATACATTAGCCCCAGCTGTTTCTATTGGTCGTCCAAAGATTAATGTTAATGCGCGCAGACCAGAAGATGGCGATAAAGCTATTGTTACTGAATCTATTATTAACTATTGGTGGCAGCATTATGAATGCCAGCCAGAGTTTCAGCGTTCAGTAAAAGACTATTTAATTATTGGTCATGGTTGGGTTAAGACTGGTTATCGCTTTGTTGAAGAAGAAAAGCTCGATGACATTCAAGATAGTGCTGATGAAGCTGCCGGCCCAGAAACTAGCGATGATGTTGAATCAACATTTATTATTAGAGAAGACCGTCCATTCCTAGAGCGCGTTGACCCATTTGATATGTAT